AATGGCTAAGAAATTATTGACGGACGCAGAACGGTTCTGCATTAGGTACGCCCAAGATGACAACGGATGTTGGGTTTGGATGGGCGCACTGGATAAAGACGGCTATGGGAAGTTCAAGATTGGTAGCAGAACAGATAACAGTCGTCGGATGGTGCGTCCTCATCGATGGTCCTACGAGTTTGCGATCGGACTGATTCCGGATGGAATGCAAATCGACCACCTATGTCGCAATAGGGCTTGCGTCAATCCGGCGCATCTAGAGGCAGTAACGCCACTAGAGAATCACAGGCGCGGCTTACGCGCGTTGTTTCCAGTTTGTCCAAAGGGGCACGCAATAGAAGGGCGCAACGAAGTTAAGCGCAAAGGCGGACATCGTTGCAGGATTTGCTTTAACGAGTGGAGCGCTGGCTATCGTCGCAGAACAGACTACGTTCATTTGAAGGCATATAGACAGCGGCAGCGGGAGGCCCAAAGTCGGAGCGGGTGACTGGATTATCGCGACCGGGCAGGTCAAGCGGATGTATGCCAAGCGCGCGATCCCGGTAGCGGTTGTGAATCACATCAACCGCATACAGTGGAACGACATATTTCTTGGCAATCCGAAGATACTGAAACACGATCGACACGGCGCGCAGCGCTTGTTCAATTCATCTGGACACAGACCGTACATTGAAAGCAAGACGAACACGCGCTGGACGTGGAGGCGGTTTGGGCCAGAGCCTGGAGAACTGTTCTTCACTCCTGCAGAGCTGGCTTTTGCCGAGCCTTACCGCGGCAGGGTAATGATCGAGCCGAACGGCAAAAACATCGGGCACAACAACAAGAGATGGTCTTGGGAGCGTTGGCAAAAGCTGGTGGATCGGAGCGTTGCGCCGATGGTCCAGTGCGCGAATGTGGGCGGCGCTTATCTGTCTGGAGTCAAAAACATAACGACGCCGTCCTTCAGGCACGCCGCAGCGGTCTTGTCAGTGAGCCGCGCCTTCATTGGATCAGAGGGCGGCCTTATGCATGCGGCGGCGGCTGTTGGAGTGCCGGCGGTGATTCTTTGGTCTGAGTTTATTGATCCTTCCATCACGGGTTATGCAATGCACAAGAACATACGGCACGCAAACGGAACTTGCGGGATGCGGGTCGATTGCCCGACGTGCAGAGCCTCGATGGAAGCGATACAAGTATCAGAGGTTGCGGCGGCTCTTGTGGAGGTTCTCGGGAGCGTTGGTAAATAGGGTTGCTTCGGCTAATCGTCGAGCAGCTATAGCGTCTCTCTTTAGTCTGTAAAGACCCAAGCCGATTCGCTGGCCGCCATGGGTGATGTAGGCGTGCCATTTGCCCGTTTTATTTCGTTTGCTTACACCCAAGAAGCCAGATGTCGAATTGAGACCGAGCGATCTATTTTCTGTGTTCTGTTTCCTTGTTGCCTCACGCAAGTTTTTGAATCTGCAATCTGCGCGGTTCCTGTTTATATGGTCAATCTCTGTGGGCCATTGACCAGTCACATACAGCCAAGCAAGTCGATGTCCCTTGTAGGAAACGCCGTGAATCTTGATCTGCAAATATCTATGACTGCCAGTCAAACTGCCGGCAATGTTTCCGGCGCGCACGGCCTGAGAGGGACGGATCAGCCAAGTCCACTCACCGGTGTCTGGCTCATAGTGGAGAAGTTCGCGGAGGCGTTCCGCAGTGAGAGAATTCCGATCAGCCATGTGGCGACCTCCGATGGTCGTGATGTGGTCAGGGCCGAGACAGCGTTGAAGCGTTGCTTCGGCCCGCTCATTTTAGGGCATTAACCCGTGTTCAAGGCGGAAGGTTGGTATTTCCCCGATGGCGAAACCCATCTAGTTGACTGGTTGAAAAAGAACGGGCATCCGCTGAATGGACGCAACGCTTATCAGGCAAAAAAGCAAGTCGCCGCTCTTAGTCTTTGCAAATCGTTCCGAACTGCTGTGGACGTGGGCGCTCATTGCGGACTTTGGGCCTACAACCTTGCCCATCGATTCAACGTGGTTCATGCGTTTGAGCCTATCGCAACGCACCGCCAATGCTTCGAGAGAAATGTGGATATGCCAAACGTTCACCTGCACGCGGTTGCACTAGGCGAGCAATTAGCGAATGTCGGAATGTTCACTGCGCCAAGTAGCAGCGGTGACAGCATCGTGAGTGGCGAGGGCGATATCCCGATGCGCAGACTTGATGAGTTTGATTTGCAGGACGTAGATTTTTGCAAATTAGATTGCGAGGGATATGAACTTTATGCGCTACGAGGCGGCGAGGAAACATTGAAGCGCTGCAAGCCGGTCGTTTGCGTCGAACAGAAGCCTGGCAAAGCGCAGCAATTTGGCTTAAAAGAGATTGGCGCGGTTAATTACTTGCAGGGCTTGGGCGCCAAGTTGCGGTTAACGATGAGCGGTGACTTTTTCCTCTCGTGGGATTGACGCATGACATGGAAAGAACCGCCACGCGATCGTCTCCGCGTGTGGATAGGCTATGACGAGCGCGAGAAATGCGCTTATGACGTAGCGGAGAAAACTGCAAAAGGCTGGGGCTGTGACGTAATTCCGTTGTACGAGGAGCGGCTACGCCTTGCCGGAATGCTGACGCGACCGACTGATAGGCGTGGACATTCGAAAGACTTGGAACAAGAAACGCGAGAGATATTCGACCTTAACTCAAATGCACCGCAGGCAACAGAGTTCGCAATCTCCCGTTTCTTTGTTCCATTACTTGCGCATTCTGGCTGGTGCTTGTTTGCGGATTCAGATGTTGTGTTTAGCGAAGATCCGATGGAACTGTTAGCGGTTGCAGATTCATCTAAGGCCGTGATGGTCGTCAAGCACGAACTGAACGGATTGAGCGGAAGCAAGATGCGCGGACAGACGCAGACGAGTTACCCGCGCAAGCTCTGGTCGTCCGTGATGCTTTGGAACTGCGATCACAAGGCAACAAAGCGGTTGAACCTGACGACCTTGAACCAATGGCCGGGACGCTATCTGCACGCTTTTGAATGGCTTGCAGATTCGGAGATTGGCGACTTGCCGAAAGAAGCCAATTGGCTCGTTGGACTTCAGCCCAAGCCGCAGCGACCGCAGATCATCCACTTTACGTTAGGCACACCAGATATGCCGAACAGAATCCCGACCGACGCAGACGAAATCTGGTGGAAAGCGCGCGAGGCCGCATGAGCTGCTATTCGTATTCCCCGCCCGCCTGGTACTACCCCTGGCGCACCGCATGGCAGCATCGCAGCGGAGTCAAAGTGATTACGCAACCAACAATGGAACCGATCACACTAGACGAAGCTGCGATGCACCTTAGATTGGACTCGATCGACAGCCCGCCTGAATACTCAGATGCCGATCTGGTGCAGTGGCAGATCAGCGCAGCGCGAGAGTATTGCGAGCAGTACCTTGGCCGTTCCCTTGCCTTGCAGACGCTTGAATACGGCGCCAATGCGTTCGCCAGTCAGTACGACGTATGGGATGGCATAGCGCTTCCGATGGGGCCTGTGATCGCGATAACGGGCTTCACCTACGTCAACGAACTAGGCGAAACCGTAGTCATGGATGACGGCACCGGCTCGCCTACGCTGGTGCAGTACGAACTCGACACGTTCAGCGATCCAGCCAGAGTCCGCTTGCCGTATCTGGGAACATGGCCGACTGCGCGCTATCACCCAGGCTCGATTCGGATTCGATACTTGGCAGGCTATACGTTGCCGGCAGAGAGTCCGACGCCTGAGTATCCGTTGCCGTACTCACTACGCGCGGCGATGCTGCTAGTGCTAGGTCACCTGTACGAGAACCGCGAGAACACGAGTGAGCGGACGTTGAGTGAGATACCGCTAGGGGCTAAGAATCTGATGGACCCTTGGCGGTTGAATATGGGCTTTGCGTGAGTGGCGAAGTGTTACAGATTATCTGCAGTCTGGTAATCGTGGCATGCAGTGGCATCATCTATTGGCAGACGCGAAAAGTGAAGAAGATGGCGGAGGAAAATCTAAAACTCGCCAGAGAAAATCTGCAGCGGGTTTATGCCAAATACGGCATTGATCCAGCAACGCGACCGCCGCTATGAACGCCGGCAAGTTAAACAACCGCGTCGCCATAGATCGACCGGATACATCCCAAAACGAAACCGGCGAGGAAATCATTA